GTTTCCCAGTCACGATCAACATGGCAGCAGGAACATTAGTACCATTCCTGAAAAAAGTAGCACTACCCGGAGACACATTCGACATTGATCTCGCAATCCTGGTAAACACACATCCAACAATTGGGCCGCTGTTCGGAAGCTACAAAGTACAGTTAGACATATTCGAAGCACCAATGAGACTATACAACGCACAACTCCATAACAACAAATTAAATATTGGTATGGACATGAGCAAAGTAAAATTCCCAATCATTCAACTACTGGCAAGACCAAACTATGATGCAACAGACCTTGACAACTGCCAAGTAAATCCATCATGCCTACTGTCATACCTTGGTATCAGAGGGATCGGAAGCACCGACGCAGATCAAAACAGAAACTTCAACTGTATGCCAATACTTGCATACTGGGACATTTACAAACAATACTACGCAAACAAACAGGAAGAAATCGGAGCAGTAATCCACAAAGAACAACCCGCAATTGTAAACACAATCGACACAGTCAAAATAAACGCAACAGTATTACCATTAGCTCCAACAGTAACACCAAACTTTGTAACAGGATTCGTACCAGTCGAAATCACATACACCGGAACACAACCAATCCTATCACAAGTAATCTTTAACACAAGCGCAGGAGAACTACTAGCAAGCGATTGTCTGATGAACGTAAATACCAGTGTCGCTGGAACAATAACAGCAACATACAACTTCAGCCTATTCGGAGCTAGATCATTCCTAAACTACCGTATGGCAACCGCAGATGACTTACCAGAAGGAACAATCAGTGTAACAACATTCCCACTGACAAATATCGATACAATGAGAGAAAACATCCTGGGACAAGGAACAGGAGTACCATTTATCCTAAACGATCACGACATCACGCCATACATCTGGCTACCTGATTCACCAAACGACATTCCAAACTCACTAAACTCACAAGAAGGCCTGGGAGTAAAAACATACCTAAGCGACCTATACAACAACTGGCTAAATACAGAATGGATCGACGGTGTAGACGGCATCTCACAAGTAACATCAATCGACACATCCGGCGGCAGCTTCACAATCGACACACTGAACTTAAGTAAAAAAGTATATCTGATGCTAAACAGAATAATGGTAAGCGGAGGATCATACCAGGACTGGGTAACAACAGTCTACGATCACGAAGGTTTCTGGATGGCAGAAAGCCCAATATATCACGGCGGGCTAATCAAAGAACTAATCTTCCAGGAAATCATAAGTAACGCAGAAGTGGTAAGCGACAATGGAACACAACCACTGGGAACACTCGCCGGAAAAGGTGTACTGGGAAGCAAACACAAAGGAGGAAAAATAACAATCAAAGTAAATGAACCAAGCTACATTATGGGGATCGCAAGCTTTACACCACGCATCGATTACAGCCAGGGTAACGACTGGGATATGTGGTTAGAAACAATGGACGACCTACATAAGCCACAACTGGACGAGGTAGGGTTCGAAGACCTTATCACTGAAGGTATGGCATGGTGGAGTACGAAATACAACGCAGTAGCCGGAGCATGGGAACAAAGAAGCGCAGGAAAACAGCCAGCCTGGATAAACTACATGACAAGTGTAAACAGAACTTACGGGAACTTCGCTATCGAAACTAACGAAATGTTCATGACGCTAAACAGAAGATTCACACCAGACGATGGAACAAGCAGAGAAATCGGTGACTTAACTACATACATCGACCCAAGTAAATACAACTTCATCTTTGCGCAAACATCCCTGGACAGCCAAAACTTCTGGGTACAGATCGGAGTAGACCTGCAAGTAAGAAGAGTAATGAGTGCTAAAGTAATGCCTAATCTATAAAGAAACCCCTGTATAGGAACAATACCATGAAGAACCTGACAGCCCGGAAAGACGGGCAATTATTAAACTCTAAAAACAAAACTATGTACAGACAACAATTAGCAACAAAGACAACACTGAAAGTAAACCAATGTTACGTAGGGGAAACCATAGAAAGAAAACTGCAAAGAGTAGTGCAAAACAAAGAACCTATCACAGATGGAGCACCACTAACATATACCGACAGAAAAGACGGTGTACAGCCACAGTACGACATTCGTACCGACAGATTTGAAATTGCAATAGATGCAATGGACAAAGTGACCAAATCTCACGTAGCAAAAAGGGAAATGGCAATCGGAGAGAGAACTTACGACACAATGAGCGATACACAAAAGGCAGAATTCAACACAAAATTCCCTAACAACAAGTTCGCAAAACAACAACAATCACAGCAAAATCAACAGGGTTGAGCCAATAGTGCGGACTTCAATAAATAATTGAAAATTAAGCAATTCAGAAAGCGGTACGCACGTATTCTATATTATGAACTATGGGCGACCGCTTTTTTGACAAAAAGCGCGAAAAACGATCAGTTAAACATTAAAATTAAACATTATGGGAGACAGACTTAAGGACTTCGGATACCAGGCTGCTGGCGGCATCCTGGGAGCGGGATTAGGCCTCATTACAGGCCAATACAACCGCGAAAAGCAATTAGAGCAACAACAGAAGCTTCAAGATATGCAGATCAAAGGATCGAAAGAAATGGCCGATTACAACATGATGAAACAACTAGAAATGTGGAAAGCAACTAACTACTCAGCACAAGTTGAAGAACTAAAGAAAGCAGGACTAAATCCAGGAATGCTATACGGCATGAGCGGCAGCGGAGGCACAACAACAGGATCAACAGGAACAGGAGTAAGCGGAGGACAAGCAACACAAGAACAGGGTTTAACACAAAACATTAGCATGGGACTACAATTAGGACTGATGAAAGCACAAATGGAAAATATGAACGCCAACACAGAGAAAACTAAAGCAGAAGCGACAAAAATCGCCGGAGTAGATACTACTGAAGCACAGTCCAGAATCGAAAACATCAAACAAGGAATTAAAAACGCAGAAGTAACCGAAAAAATACTACACCTGGAAGAAACGTACAAAGAAATCGAAAACAGCGTAGCAAGACAAACAATCGTAGATAGGATGAAAACAATCGAGTACACATCAAAGATCGCACAAGAAACTGCAGAAGCAATACAAAGAGACAACGACATTAACGAAGAAACAAAAAAGGACAAGATCAATAAGATCAAAGCTGAAGCAATACAGGTTGTAGCAAACATCGAATTAACACAAGCAAACACGGCTCTAAAAAAGGCAGAGATAGCTAAAATAGCAAACGAAATAAGTGTCATGGTATCAGAACTTGATCTAAAATGGTACAGCATGACATTAGATGAAAGAAGAACGGCAATAATGGAAAGAGTAGGCAAATTCAACTCTGCTCAATCACAAAGGACGTACGACAACATACTGAAAGGAATACAAACGATAACCGGATCAATAAAACCAGTATCATTACAATAACAAAGGGGGGCAACCCCCTTTTAAAATCTAAACCCATGTGCTTCTATTCAAGACTAGTAAACAATCCAAAGTATAAACCTAACAAAAAAAACGGAGGAAACCCTCCAATAATGAAAGATGCAAGAGTAAGCAAAGTACCAATAGGTTGCCAAGACTGTATGGAATGCAGAAACGCAAAAGCAAGAGAATGGAGACTAAGACTAGGCGAAGACATTAAAGAACATCGTAACGGAAAATTCATTACACTAACGTTCAGCAATCAATCAATTCAAAAGCTATACAAAGAACTCAAAGAAGACAGTCACTATAAAAAAAGCCAGGTCGAACTAGGGAGCTACGAACTAGATAACCTAATAGCAACAAGAGCAATAAGACTATTCCTAGAAAGATGGAGACGTAAATTCACCAAAAGTGTAAGACACTGGCTAGTCACTGAGCTAGGACATAACGGAACAGAAAACATACATCTACACGGAATAATATGGACAAACGAACCATTTGAAACAATATCGGAAAGGTGGGGATATGGCTACGTATACCCAAACGAAGAAACAACAAGAAAGAAAAACTTTGTAAACCTAAAAACGGTAAACTACATAGTGAAGTATGTAAGCAAAATGGACAAACAACATCCATCATACAAAAGCACAATACTATCTAGCGCAGGAATAGGAAAAAACATTACACAAAACAGCGACTTCATAAAACGAAAATTCAAAGGGAAAAACACAATCGAAACCTGGAGAACAGACACCGGACACAAAATGGCAATGCCAATATACTGGCGAAACAAAATATACTCAGAAGAAGAACGAGAAAAACTATGGTTACAAAAACTAGACAAGCAAGAGAGATGGGTTGGAGGCGAAAGAATAGACATAAGCAAAGGAGACGAAGACTACTACAAATTACTAGAATGGTACAGATTAAAAAATAAACAACTAGGATACGGAAACGGATATTCAGACTGGAACAGAAAACAATACGAAAAAGAAAGAAGACTACTAATGCACCAGGAAAGAATACAAACCAAAGAAAACCCACAAAGAAAGTTACTTTCTTTAGGAGAGACTAGAATTGAAAACATAGACAACACACTATACGAGATAACAGAAGACGGAGAAATTATATCGGAGACTTACCTCGGCTAACGCCTCGGAGTGAAAGGGGAAGAAACATAAAGACCGTTAAAAACAATAGCACAGAACAACAAGACGCCTCGCCGGCGGGGCAGTAATCAAAAGGGTTTGGATTAAATATATCAACCCTTGACCTGGGAACCCTGGCCGGCTGAAAGCCGGGAAGAAACAACCCGTAACAAGAAAGGCGTAAACCTGCGGTGCTAGAACAGTTAACATAGGTGGAAAAGAATTATAATAAGAAGAACAAAAACCACTATATTAGCACCGACAAAAATAAATTTGGAAACAACAAAAAAATATCTTACCTTTATGAAAACTCAACATTATGACACAATCAATCAAACTACAAGTAAAAGAAATTACTTACGACAAAGGAAACACTGAAATATGTGTACTGACACCACAACAATGGGCAGGAAGACTAAGAAGAAAAGGCTATAAAAAAACAATACTGGTAAAAAAAGAACTTGCTTCTATAACAATCAAAATAAAAACAAAATGAAAGAAACACTCGTAAGAAAGATCATGAGAGAAATCCATGACTATTACAAACTGTCAAACGCAGAAAGAACACCGGAAAAACTAAACAACGTCAAAAAAAGCATGGAGATCACTGACAAACTCCTGCAACAAATTCCGGACGACGTAGTAACAAACATCAAAATTGACAAACCTCAAACCAAAAAGAAATGACAAATGAAGTCATTAACTGGAGAACCACTACACTATTTGTAGACGACGACACAGGAGAAAAAATCTCCGAAACAATCGCAAAACAAGATTACATCATAATTAAAAAAGAAAAAAATGTCACAACACGCAAACAAACCGGGTACATCACATTTACCTACAGATGCAGAAAATCACGCCAGCTTAGACTCTTTGAAGTCAATGATGAAAAAAAACACTCAGCTGACAACAAACAAACCAATTGACGGAACACCATTCAGAGTAGTAGGTAACGAAGAAGTGGGCTATCACGTAGTAATAAGAAACTACCTAATGAGCAGACCACACAAAACCCCGGTAGATCGTGACTGGGAAAC